AAGAGTAAATGGTAAAAAAGTAAATTAATATGTGGGCTTTATTTAAAGATAAGAACGAAATAAACGAGAAAAACCTAGTTGGTTTTATATCATTTATAGTTATGGTGTGTTTTGCAATTGCTGATCTTGTAACGAGTTTAGTGGCTGATAAAGATTTAATTATAAATGAAGTCGTTTATAATTCATTTGTGTGGGTTACTTTAGGATGCTTTGGAATTAGCTCGTTTGAAAAAATTAAAAAATGAAAGGAGATAATTTAGATCTTTGGAAAAAAGTATTTTTAAAGTACTTAGATTTTGATGATTCTGGTAGTGTTGATTGGTGGGAATATTTAGTTCCTATAACAGTTATATTAGTTATTGAAGTGATTGCTGAACTTATAGCTTATTTTATAACTTCGAGTCTTTTGTAATTTTACCAGCTTTTATTAAATCTTCTTTTCTTTTATCATAATACTTACCCGGCTTCTGAGATGAATACACTATTGGCTGACCTTTCATCCAACCCGTATATTTAACACGCTCTTCTTCTAAATCACTTAACACGTGCCACTTTAACTTTCCTTTTCTTTCTAACATAGAAATATATTCTTTTTCTAACTGCATATCATGGGCTTTATTTTTAGTTGTATATATAGGTAAATGCCAACTATGTGGATCACATTGACTAACTCTTCCTTTTTTATCTTTCTTTCTACCATCTTTATTAGTGCTCTTGTGGAAAAAATCAAAACCAATTAAATCAATACTTTTATATGTTTTTACTTTATCAATAAACCATAGTATTGTTAAAAATCCAGCTGATGGCCTAAGAGCTCGTTTAGCTAAGTTTTTTTCTGTAAAGGTTATATCAATACCAAACCTACCCATAATATCAACAATTTCTTGGTCACTATACATTTGAGTATAGGGCATTGTTTGAGGCACGTGATCTTCAATAATATAATCCGTCATATGAAAGTTACCTCTACATCTATTAAGAAGTATCTTAATATCTTTAAATCTACCTTCAGTAAATTGCTTATTAAGTTTAGTGTAAACGTGTGATCGAAACTGACCAGTTACCCAGATGTCTATTTTATTTCCTAGACGTTTTTGGAATTTTGTATCATCATATTTTTCAGCTATAAATTCTATAGCTCTACCAAAACGAACAACAATATCAAATTTGTTTATAAAGTCCGCTAAACCATAACGTATTGATTCTGCAGAATTACCAACAAATAATATTCGTTTATCCTTTACAAACTCTTGTATACCTTCCACCATTCTTCAGATAATTCACCATCTTTATATTCATCAAACCAAGGACCACCATTAGTATAGTGTATCGCTTTTATATTATCGTGAGGTTTATAATAACCAACTAGGTGATTATACTCTACTGGTATTTCAGCTATTTGATCTTCATCTAACCATTCAAATTGATGTAATTCTTGAGGAGTAGCGTTGTTTAAATATTTTTGTGTTAAAACGTTTCTTAATTTTGCACAATTAAAAACCATTAAAGAACTCCAACATTTTTTTGGATACCATTTGTTTTTAATACCATCCATCTTGCTATCTTTAACCTCTTTAAGATCATGTTTCACAACAGCTAAGGGTTTATCACCTAAGTATTGTAATAATTCTTTAGGATTACTTTTCCAAACAAAATCGTTATCACAAAATATAGCTACGCCTTTCCAATTATTAACTAATGGAACATAAAATCTTGTAAACGAAAACTCTGTTGATTCATTAGGTACATCTTTTCTTTTATAGATACCTTGATCTATTAACATTTTCTTAACTAAAGAAGCTATTTTAATACTACTATTGTCTAGTATAGATTTTCTACAAACCTTTGTAGCCTCTGGATGCCTTGAATCATTTCCTATAAATATTCTCATAATTCTTTTATTATATTTTCAAAATTATTTAAGTGTATCATATTTGGTCCATCACATAAAGCATTATCTGGATCAGGATGTACCTCAAAGAAGAATCCATTTACACCAACTGCTTTTGCTAATTTTGCCATATATGAAGCATATTTTCTATCACCACCGCTTTTATCTCCTAATGAACCTGGTCTTTGCGTTGAATGAGTACAATCCATGACAACTGGATAACCAAATTCTTTCATATCTATTACTTGTCTAAAGTCAACAACTAAGTTGCCTAAACCAAACATAGAACCTCTCTCGGTGAGCATAATCTTATTATTACCTGTATCTTGCACTTTATTAATTGCGTTAATCATATTTTTACCATCAAGAAATTGTGCCTTTTTAATGTTTACTACCTTTTTTGTTTTACCAGCAGCAACCAAAAGATCAGTTTGTCTACATAAAAATGCTGGTATTTGTATTATATCAACAACAGGCGCGACAACTTCTGCCTGCCAAGCCTCATGAATATCTGTTGTTATCTCAACATTAAATGTGTCTTTAACTTTTTTTAATATTTTTAGACCACCAATTCCTGGTCCTCTAAATGAATTTATAGATGTCCTATTAGCTTTATCAAATGATGCTTTAAATATATAATGAAAATTATACTTACTTGTAAGTTCTTTTACCTTTTCAGCTATTTTCATTACCGTGTACTCATCTTCAATAACACATGGTCCTGATATTATAAATCTATTATACTTTCCCATTTAAATCTTCTTTTGTATTAATTTCTCTACCATCATATATAACCTCACAAACCTTAACATCCATTAAACCTAAAAATCTATTTTGTTCTAAATTTTCTTGAGGATACTCATCTTCAAGTAAATCATATGCACACAACGCTTGAGGTCTATACATATATATACCAATGTGTCTATCTCCATAACCTATTGGAGCTCTAGTAAACCACATTGCTTTTCCTGCTTGATGTATTACTTTAACATCACTTGGTTCACATCCTTTCGTGTAACCTGTATATACTGAAAAATTACGTTTAGCTCTATCAATAAATGGTTTAACGGTTTGATATGATATGTCTAACATATCACCTTGTATATTAATTATAGTGTCATAACCTTCAAGCTTTTTTAAGACTGATCTTATTCTAGCTGTTCCGTTTTCTGCTTCATTAGACATTATAACATTATTATCAGGTATGTATTTTGCTATTTTATCACTATCAGTTATAACAAATGTATCGTAACCCATAGAATATACTTTATCAAACACAATGCGTATTAATGGTTCATCATCAAACATCATAAGCATTTTGTGTTTAAGTCTAGTACTTTCTAATCTAGCCGGTATTACAATTGCTATGTTCATGATTTTCTACCTGATGTTCTTCTTTTTATATCATCATGGTTAAATTCAGCCCAATATAATTCAAAAGCTACACCATCTTCTAATCCTTCAAACTGATGATATTTACCTGGTTTAACCATAGTAAAATCTCCTGCTTCTAATACTGTCTCATCTAATAACCCTTGGTCCTCTTGCCAAACTCTGATTAACATTTTACCGGACTCTACATAAAATCCGTTCCATTTAAATTGATGCTCGTGTTCTGAGCATTTAAATCCTTTGTTAAATTCTATTCGGTGAAATTCAAAAACTCCATTTGCATGGATCTTTTCAGTTTTTCCCCATATTTTTCCTGCTTTCATTTAATTTAATTTGTTTTTGTTGTTGTACATTTACATATGAATCCCTATGCCACATAGAAAGTTCACCTATCTCTACCCAAGCACCTTTATTCATAATATGAATAATCCAGTCTGCTATTTCTTGATATTTTAAACTTGGTAAATCTGATTGTAATAAACCAACGTTAATATCTGTTATTCTACATTTTTTATCTTCATTAAATTTAATACTATTAGATAAATGAGATAATGCTGCTTTTGAAGCTGAATACATATATCCTTTAGATATATTAGGATATTTAGCTCTACTATTAATATTTATTATATATTTATCACCCTTGTCTTTCCATATATTGTATATGTCATTTAATAATTCTACTTGCCCAAAACCATCGTGAGCATTATTAATAAATACTGTATATTTTTCATTAGATTTTATTTCATCAATAATCTTTTTTCTACCTTCTTTTGTAGATATGTCATATTGTGGTCTATTAAAATCTACTGGAACCCACCTTGCACATAAAGTATTTTTTATTGCTTTACCTAAACCTCTAGTTGTTCCCGTTATCGCTACTCTCATAATAATTATTTATTAAATTAAAACTTGGTTCTCCAAATAAAGTTCCTTTAACAGAGCATTTATCACAAGGGCTTTGTGATCTATCACCCTTTTTAAGTTTTTTTCTTATATCCTTCATTGTATCTGACATCCATACCTCTTCTAAACTTTGATTTGCTAGATTACCAATAACTCTTTCCTTACCCCAGTCGTTAGAACAAAATAAAGCTTTACCATCCCAATCAATAAATAGTTTGTAAAATGGATAATAACACGGTGTTCCTTTTAGCTTTTCAATATCATGATCTTCAAAACCTATCCAGTCAATAACACCACTTCTATTATTTAGTTTTAATCCATAATCCTTTAAATCATAATGTGCCCTTAAACTAAACTTTGTTTTTGATATACCAGCTTCATCCATAATTTTAAGAAAATGATCAGCTTGATCAGGACCGTCATACATGTTTATATATAACATGTTTAAACCTGAATTATATAAATCTTGAGGATTTACTTTTGTACCTAAAACATCACCATTAGTATTACACTCAAGTAAGTTATCTGGTAACTTTGATCTAAATGCAAATATAATATCAGGAAATTTTTTATTTAATAATCCTTCACTATAACCACTAAAAGATATTCTACCAGTATAATTAGCTTTAGCTAAATTAGTAGCTATTTTTTCAGCAGTTTCAACACTCATGTTTAAATTTCTATTAGGATAAACATCAGCTGCAAACCTAGGGCAAAATGGACACTTTCTATTACATAGCTCTGTTGTATTTAACTCAACAGTTAATATACTATCTAATGGGTTTTTACTGTCCTTGATTCTTTTTAAGTGTACTTGTTCTTGTTTTTTCCTATACTCTAAAAAAGTATCAGCATCATGCAATTGATGATGTTGTCTTTCTTCGTGCTTCATTACCAAGGTGTTTTTCTTAATGGAAAATGATTTTCTTTTTCTCTGCCTGGTTTTACAGGATCAACACCTTTAGGTGTCCAATTATACCATTTCTTCCTTTTGCTTTGCCTGTAAGTTGTTACTTTAAAATTTTTCAAAGATTGTCTATCTTTATTATGAAAATGAACACTAATAAGTATTCTTGGCCCGATAGTTTCAACTTCATGGTATTGAAACTGTGGTATATATAATAAGTCTCCTTTTTCTAAGACAAACTCTTCAATAACTTTACCTTTTTTATTTGGTGCAAAACCCTCATACATTTTCCACTTAGTTTTACCTTCAGTATGAAACAAGAAGTTCTCAGTTGAATCAGCGTGGGCATCAAAGCTTTTAGAATTTGCTCTTGGTGAACAATACATATTCGCACAACCACTACCAAAATACTTTTCAAATGTAAAACAAATATCTACAAGTTCTTTCTTTTGATATTCTCCAAATGGCAATACAAATGTTTTACCATGTTTATTCCATAGATCAAACACTTCCTGCTTTGATAACATAGGCATCTTATAAACACCGCTTTTTACTTTATCTAAACACCATTTACCTTTTACACCTTGTTTTGATTGAAATTTTCCTATAATTTGTAATCCTTTTATTCCAGGATATTGATTTAAATGTTTGTTAAAATCTTCCCAAGTATATAAATCTCTAAATTTATTTCTTCTAATTATAAGATGTTTTTTATTCCAATATTCTCTAAAAAATAAATCTGGATGTATTGGGTCTAATATTTGTTTTAATGTTATATGTTCATTCATTTTTTTATTTTTTTTATAAGGAAACCATTTATTAAGTAACTCCCTTCTTTGTTTACAACCACAAGATATACCAAGCTTTTCAGTAATAGTTACTACTAACCATTTAATACCTGTAGCTTGTGTAAATCTATCTATTGTATCTCCTAATCCTCTATCTTTAAAATTAGGGTTAAGTTGTTCTGGAAACTTTAAATTATCCATCACAACTTAAACAGCTTTCTTGCATAGCTTGTTCAGCTATATCTCCTCTTAAAACAGATTCAGTTCTCATATAATATAAAGTTTTAATGCCTTTTTTATGAGCTTCTAAATGTACCTTATTAATAAATTTAGGATCTGCTTGAGCTGGAAATGCTAGATTTAAACTAACAGCTTGATCTATATATTGTTGTCTTATACCAGCTTGATTAACTAAATCCAATTGATTTATTTCTTTAAAAGTTTTATAAACTTCTTTTATAGGTATGTCTTTTTCTGGACCTACCATAATTTTATCTAAAGCTTTAATACCCTGTACTGAACCACCATCTTTTAAAAT